TTATGAGTAATATTTTAGAAGTCGCAAAGACGCAATTTAGGGACCGCATGAGCGGTAAATTGCAAAGTTCAAATGTGCCCGAATGGGTGGTGGACGGAAAAGAAACCGTCATATATTACAAGCCGAGCATGAATTTCAAAGACCAGGGCGAAGTCTTAAAATTGCATGGTGAAGGTAAACAAGCCGAAGCAGTCGCCATGACCTTTATTTTAAGAGCCATGGACGAAGATGGGGCCAAATTATTTAAGCGCAGCAACATGACCGAACTAATGAGACAGATTGACCCGGACATTATCAGCCGCGTGGTTTCAGAAATGGGCGGCGACGATGTGGATTTTGAAGATGCAGCACGGGAATAGCGAAAGACCATGATTTGCGTTTTGCCTTAATTTTGGCCGAACACCTTCACAAGAGTTTGGAGGAAATCATGGTCTTATCCACCGACGAAATAATGCTTTGGGCAAAATACCTGGAAAGTAAAAATGGCAAATAAAGACATAAAAATACAAATCAAAGCGGTCAATAAAACCCGCCGTGCTTTTATGGCTGTTACTGCCGGTCTTGGTGGTATTGCCAAAGCCGCATTTTCAATGAAAACCGCCATTGGTTTGGCGGCCGGTGCCCTGGGTATTGGTTTTTTAATTAAACGCTCGATGGATGCAACGGACGAACTGGCCAAAACAGCCAGGGCGATTGGATTGTCTGTTACTGAATTGCAGCGGTTCCAATATGCCGCCGAATTGGGCGGCGTGGAATCTAAGGCTTTAAACAAGGCCATGCAAAAATTGGCCATTAATATCAGCGACGTGGCTGGCGGTACGGGTGAAGCAAAGGACGCGTTTGAGCGGTACGGCATATCAGCCAAAAATGCCGATGGTTCGACCCGGAGTGTTTCCGATGTGATGGGCCAGGCGGCAACCGCCTTGGAAACTATGACGAATAAAACCGACCGGGCATCATTTGTTTACGACCTATTCGGTGCGCGTGGAGCCAAAGTAATTAACATGCTTGAGGATGGCGCAGTCGCAATGAGAGCATCAATGCGAGAGGCCGACAAGTTTGGCCTAGTTATGAGCGAATCTTTAATCCAGGGCGTTGAGGATGCCAACGACGCGCTTTTGCGTTTAACGGCATACCTGGGCAACGTGTTTAACCGGGTGGTCGCTTCCCTGGCTCCAATAATCACAGAAGCAACGGACGCTTTGCGTAATTTTGTGGAAATGAAAATTAACGATTCTGGCGGTATTGCTCAGTTTTCGCGTGACATTGCCGTAAATATTGTTCAAGCCACCAAAGCAATCGTTTCATCATTTGCAGCGATCAGTAATTCAGTGATAAGCCTATCCAATAAACTTGGCGGCGTTTCGCACGCCTATGAAAAAATGTTTGGCGATAAAGAAACCACAGAGGCAGTTCAGAAAAAGATTGAAAAAATTGATGATGCAATTCTATCCACTACCAAAAGCATGAATTCCTGGTGGGGAGTAAGTAAAAAGGGAGGCCGAGAATCAATAATAATGTATCAAATGCAAAAGGAAGCACTGCAAGAATTAATTGATACTAATAAAACATTGGGCCAAAGCACTGACACAGAGTTGTTTAATGTTAAACCCACCATGAAATCGCTGGACCAGTTAGAAGCCAAGTTATTAAAAGTAACGGCCAGCAATGTTAGTGCAGATATAACCACCAACGAAACAACCACGGTCGATGTAACCGGCACAAACGGCAAAGAAAGATTTGCACGCGAATTTGAATTTCAATTAGACCATGATCGAAGAATGTTGGAATTAAATCGAAAGCGTTTAGATTCAGAAAATGCAGATAAAAGCGCAGCGTATGGGGTAGCGTTTGAGATGCAAAGGAAATCGTCACGAATGCTGGAAACCTCACGCAGAAAAGATGCAGACGATTTACGCGACGAGGGGCGGGGCGCTCTTGCATCATTGAGCAGCCATTACAAAGCGGCGTTTGCTTTGAATAAATCCTTTGCATTAAAAGACGCAATAATCAACACATACAACGGCGTTGCCAAAGCCTTAAATAATCCATTCCCGCTCAATCTAGGGTTTGCAGCAATTGCCCTGGCAAACGGCATGGCTCAGGTTGCAGCGATTCGATCAACACAATTCCGGGCAAATGGTGGACCCATGAGCGCCGGCAGCCCATATATTGTGGGTGAGCGTGGACCCGAATTAGTGGTGCCCAACCAGGCTGCAAACGTCGTGCCCAATGACCAAATGGGTGGGGGGAATTTCACCATCAATATTTCGGCAAATGACACCGCCGGCTTTGATGAATTATTGACCAAACGGCGTGGCACGCTAATGAACATTATTAATCAGTCATTAAATGAGCGCGGGAGACCGGCACTAGCATGACCTATCCAACCAGCCCAAAGTTTAACGCTATAAATTTACAATCGGAAAGCCCGACTTTATTTTCTGAGACAGTCAGCGGCCGGATGCAAAGCCGAAAAATTGGTGGCCAAAAGTGGACCTTTACCGCAACCTATCCACCATTAACCAGGAGCGAATTCAACCCGGTGTTTGCTTATGTCGTGGCCTTGGAAGGGCGCCATGGTGTCTTTACAGTAACACCGACAGAAATAAGCACCAGCAGCGGCAACCCCAGTGGCACGGTGACGTGCGCGGCGGCAGCCCTGGGCGCTAAGTCGGTGACAATATCGGGCCTTACAGGGGCTTTAAAAGCCGGTGACGTGGTGAAGTTTTCGGGGCATAGCAAAGTGTATATGTTGACCGCCGACCGCTCTGGAAATGGTTCTTTGGCCTTTACGCCAGGGCTAGTGGTAGCGGTCACAACGTCGCATACAGTCACCTATGCAAACGTGCCATTTACGGTTCGCCTGGCGAATGATGTGCAGGGTTACAAACTGGGCGCTGGTAATTTCTTTAAATACGAAGTTGATTTTATCGAGGCGCTATCGTGAGCAGACCCATAAATTCCGCGACGATTGCCGAACTAGCAAAAGACAGTTTTATAACGGCGCACCTGGTAAAGATCGACTTTGAAACCGCTGTTTATATAACCGAGTGCCCCCAAAATTTGGTTTATTCTGGCATTACTTATAATTCCAGCAGCGCATTAAAAGGCATTTCTAGCGTTACGGAAACCAGCCAGGTCCAAGTGGGCGCGGTGAGTGTTACTTTATCGGGCGTTAGCCAAGAATATATCAGCATTTTATTAAGTCAAAAATATATTGATCGCCAGATAACGATTAACCGGGTTTTATTGAGCAACAGTTATTCCATAATTGGCGCGCCTATCACTATTTATGATGGCAGAATTCAAAGTTTCTCAATTTCAGATAATGACGATACTAGCACCATCGTGATTTCGGCATCATCTCATTGGGCAGATTTCGACAAAAAAGCTGGACGCCGAACTAATCACAACAGCCAGCAAATTTATTTCCCTGGCGATAAAGGTTTTGAATTTGCACCAAATATCGTAAAGGATTTGAAATGGGGGCGCGCTTAAAATGGGTTGGTTTAGCGATTTTTTCAGTGACCCGATAGGCACAACGATTGGCACAATTGGCCAAATCGGACAATCTATTGTTGACGTGACCGTTGACGTAGTGGCCGACGTGGTTAGCTGGTTTGTTGACATTCCAGAATTTGACAATCAATCGCAAGCAGTGGATGCCGCATTAAGAACAAATGAGGGAATTTTAGTAAACAAACAATCAAACATTGCGACAATTCCCGTGATTTATGGCCAGCGAAAGGTCGGTGGAACCAGGGTATTTATTGCTAGCAGCGGCTCAGATAATATTTATTTATACATGGTCTTGGCGTTAAGCGAGGGAGAAATTCATTCCATTGGTGATGTGTATATAAATGATATTTTATCCACGGATTCTAAATACTCTGGTTTACTAACGATTAATAAATACACCGGGACAGATGGCCAGGCGGCAGATTCTACCCTGGTTAATGCAAACATTGGCTGGACCAGCGCACACAAATTAAGTGGCGTTGCTTATTTGGCCATACGATTTAAATGGGACCAGGACGCCTTTGGCAGTATTCCAACAGTTCATGCAGTGGTGCAGGGTAAAAAGGTTTACGACAGCCGTACCGGCTCCACAGCGACCGTGGCCAACAGTTCAAACCCGGCTTTGTGTTTGCGGGATTATTTGACGAATTCACGCTATGGCAAAGGCTTGGCAGCATCATTTATTGACGACACTTTATTTAATACGGCAGCTAACAAATGCGACGCCCTGGTAACTTCCTATACCGGCAGTTCAAACCAAAAGATTTTCACTTGTAACGCGGTCATAAATACTGGCCAAAGCCTAATTAATAACGTGAAAGTAATACTATCCTCCATGCGCGGCATTATGCCCTATAGCCAGGGCAAATATGGATTGGTTATTGAGGACCAGGGAAGCGCCACATTTGCGTTTAATGAGTCGCACATTATCGGCGGCATATCAATTCGCAGCGAATCCAAAAAGACGAAGTTTAATAGAATCGTTGCCACCTTTGTGGACCCATCGGCGAACTGGCAGCTAAACCAAATAGAATACCCCATTGCTGGAAGTGCAGAAGAGGCAGGATATTTATTAGAAGATGGCGGCATTGAGTTGGTCAAAAATATGGACCTACCTTGCACGACCAATATTTACAGCGCCCAGGACATTGCCAGCATTGCATTAAAGCGTTCGAGAAATGCGTTAATGGTGACGTTTAATGCCACAAGCGAGGCGTTAAATGCGTCTGTAGCAGAAATTGTAAACGTCACCAGTTCGACGCCAGGGTGGACGGCCAAGCCGTTTAGGGTCCAAAAATTAACACTTAATTCCGATGGCACGGTGGCCGTATCATTAGTGGAACACCAGGATTCAATTTACCCCTGGTCTGTTAAAACCGAAGCGGATAATATCCCGGACACTAATTTGCCGGACCCGTTTTTTGTTGGTGTGCCAGGGATGCCAACGGTCAGCGAATCGCTTTACATTACGAAAAACGGCGCCGGTGTAAAAGCGAAAGTCGAATTGAATTGGACCGCTGCAAATGACGCATTTGTTAATCAATACGAAATTCAATACAAAGAAGATGGCGCCACAGTATACCTACATGGTGGAACAGTATCCGATACTGATGTGGAAATATTAGACATTGCACCAAAAAAATATTATTTCAGAATACGATCAATTAACGCCATGGGCGCAAAAAGTGATTGGGTGCAAACGGCACTAATCGAAATATTTGGCCTTGCAGCAAAGCCTAATGCGTTAACCAATTTCTCAGCCCAAAACGTGTCAAGTCTAACTATTTTAACCTGGGACCAATCAACCGACATTGATGTGAGAATCGGCGGTTATATTGAAGTTCGCCATTCAAGTTTATTATCAAATGCTGGCTGGTCCAATAGTGTGTCGGTGGGTAATTCAATATTGAATGGCACGGCCACAGTGGCCGTTTTACCTTTCCAGGCGGGAACGTATATTGTCCGGGCGACCGATTCAAGCGGTATTCAGTCTGACATTACATCGGTTATTACTCTAGGCGATACGGTCCAGGCGTTCAGTTCTGTTGGTGTTGTCCAGGCTAACCCCAATTTCCCTGGAGTGTTTGACGATATAGTCAAAGTGGGAAGCATAATAAAACTTGAAGGCGCAAATAATATTGATAGTTGGGGATTAATAGACAGTGTTGTTTCGTTCGACATTGGTGATGCGGGTATAGACACCGATGGTATTTATTATTTTGCGTCGGGCATTGATGCCGGCGCAGTTAAACGCCAGCAATTAAAACGTCATATAAAATCAATTGTTACCCAACCGCTGGATTTAGTGGATAGCCGGTCGGTCAATATTGACAGTTGGGCTGATTGGGATGGCACAAATACCGCGAACGGCGATTGCAAAGTTTATGTTCGCCACACAGTAGATAACCCGGCATCAAACCCCACCTGGTCAGCGTGGGAATTGTTGAACGTCAATGAGTACAACAAACGAGCATTTCAATTTAAAGCAGTGTTGAGCGTAAACGATTCAGCATACAACATCGAAATTTCAGAATTATCTGTCACAGCCCAGGAGATCGCATAATGTCAAATGCTGACTATGTTTTAGCAAACCAAAGCGGCGCAGCTTTTCGCGCTGAATTAAACACAATTTTGGGTGCCATATCGAGCAATAATAGCTCGAATTCTGAGCCAAGCGACAAATTTGCTCATATGTGGTGGGTTGATACAAGCGCCAATTTGCTGAAACAACGTAATGCAGCGAACAATGCCTGGATAACGATTGGCAGTTTGGCGCTCAATAACCTGGGTCATGCAACATTGGCAACGGCACAAACATTCACAGCCGGTCAGCGTGGACAAATAACAGCCTTGACCGATGCAACCAGCATTGCGACAAACCTGGCATTGTCCAATAATTTCTCATTTCAGCTTGGTGGAAACAGGACCCTAGCCGACCCGACCAATATATCGGCCGGGCAAAGTGGCTCGTTTTTTATCACCCAGGATGGCACTGGGGGAAGAACATTGGCGTATGGGAGTAAATTCAAATTCCCTGGAGGCACCGCCCCGGTATTATCAACAGCCGCAAACTCAGTCGATCGCATTGATTACGTCGTAGCTAGTTCATCAATCATTCACGCAGTCGCAAGCCTGGACGTGAAATAATGAGTGTCCTTAACGAGAATCAAAAAATGGGGGCTAGCGGTGCTGGCGGTGAGTTTGAGATTGAGCAGAGTCTTAGGTTTGAAGAAAGCCGAGGTAGCAATTTAGAGCGTACTCCTGCCGCAGATAGTAATAGAAGAACGTGGACATTTAGTGGTTGGTTCAAACTCGGTAATTTAAATGCACGAAAAGTAATATTTGGCGCAAGAAAAAGCGATACAAACCCATCACAGGATTACACGTCGTTATATTATGAATCCGATGGTACGTTTAAACTTTATTCCCGTATTGGCAATGTCACTCAGTTGTACTGTATTACCAATGCTAAATTTCGTGACCCATCGGCTTGGTATCATATTGTTGCTGTTATAGACACAACACAAGGAACAGCTACAAACAGGGCGAAACTTTACGTTAACAATCAGTTGCAATCTTTTAGCACTGCAACGATGCCAGCCCAGAATTATTATACTTGGGTTAATAACAACTTTAAGCATTTTATAGGTAGTAACCCTGCATATGACAACAGTACAAATCACATGTATGACGGCTACATGGGCGAAGTCAACTTCATTGACGGGCAAGCACTAACACCTTCTTCATTCGGGGAAACAGGCAAATATGGCGAATGGAAGCCTATTGAGGTTGATGGTATTACATACGGAACTAATGGTTTCTATCTGCCGTTTAAGCAAGACTACACAGTGGAAGGTTTTTCTACAGTGGTTTATGAGGCTAATACACAAGTAAGGTATGTAGGGGGGACAGGCTTTAAGCCAGATTTTATTTGGTTTAAAAATAGAACAAGATCAAGCCCCCATCGTTTAGTAGACG